AGCGTGGCATCCACCGGCAGCTCGAGCATCACGTCGACAAAGGTTTTCTTCATCTTGATTGTCCTTTCTGGATCGGCGTCGGAGGTCTGCGACCGGGGATCGGGCGGCACGGGCCAGCGACAGGGTTTCTGAACAGGCATTACACAAAAGTAAAGTTGCGAGATACAAGCGCGATTCTGTTCCTCGGATTTCCGCTTGTCAAACACAACAGCACATCTGGCGCTCATTGGTATCTTGTGGCTATACTTGCGGGCTTATTGAAATAACCCGTGACAGGAGCAATGCGATGGCTTCGGCATTCGGAGCACGCCTGCGGCGCTACCGCGAGGCGAAGGGCCTGACCCTGCAACAGGTCGCCGACAACGTCGGCTGCACCAAGGCCTACATCTGGGAACTGGAGATGAAGGACGGCCAGCGCCCCACTGCCGAGCGGATTCAGAAGATCGCCCAGCTACTTGGCGTGACGATGGAGGACGTGATGGGCACGCCCATGGAGCAAGCTCCCGAGGCCAGCCCCGAGGACGTGGCGTTCTTTCGCGAGTACGCTGGGATGACCGAGGAAGAGAAAAAGAACTATCAGGATGTCCTCAAGCTGATGTTCTCGCGCAAGGATAAGGACGCGGACTGAAACATGAGCGCAGCGCAGACTCTCACCGGTTCGATTGCCGCCAGCCACGTCATCAAGTGGCTGCGGGCGTGGTACCGCGATGAGGGCATGCCTGATGCCATCGATCTTGAAGTCGTTCGGCAGCTGCTGCCGACCACGCCCTACGGCACGGGCGTTCGAGAAATCAGGCCGCCGGTGCAGTTCAACGACGATGCCTTCGAGGGGATGCTGGCGCGCGATCCCGACGACCGTGATGTATGGGGCATCGCTTACAACGGCAAATCACGCCCCGAACGCCAACGCTTCACCATCGCCCACGAGCTGGGCCACTTCATCCTGCACCGCAATCGGCAGCCGAGCTTCAACTGCGACAAGCAGAGCGTCCACACCGGCATCGACACGCTGCGCAGCATCGAGCGGGAGGCCAATGACTTCGCCAGCAATTTGCTGATGCCCGGCGACCTGCTGCGCAACTGGATTTCCAGCCAGCACATCGATTTTCACGTTCTTGGCGACATTGCCCAGCGGTTTCAGGTTTCGCTGGAGGCGCTGTGCATCCGCTTCATCAAATTCACCACGCAGCGCGCGATCCTCGTCTATTGGGACAACGGCTACGTGAAGTACGAATGGCGCAGCAGCAACGCCATCAAGACGCGGGCGCGCATTCGGCGCAACGACGATCCGGCAGAACCGCCGCCGGGCACACTGGCGGCCGATGCCAGCGTCGTGCAGGAATGGGATGGCACAGAGATGTCCGCTGCGACCTGGTGCCCGGAGGAGGCGCAGCACATGAAGCTGCGCGAGTTCAAGCACAGCTACACCACGCGAGATCGCGTCCTCACGCTGCTTCTGCTCGAAAGCGCCGAACCGCGCGCGTGGGATCGGTCGTGGCAGGACGAGGATGCTGAGGACTGTGCTGATCGATTTGCCTCCAGAGGCCAGTTTTCAGCCGGATGAAGCATCGCCCGATATAGCGTTGTCCCGCGCACACCCGCTAAATCACGTTACGCGAAGTGCCTTCGGTTCATAGCATGAGCAGCGTTTTCCATCAAAACGCTTGCCATGACAAAACTCCAACCCATCTCCATTTCCCCGCCGCCTGACCGTCCCCGGCACGCGCATCAAGAAATCGCTGATCTACTGGCCGCAGCCCTGCTGCGCCTGCGCGTGCATCCGTCCAGCCACACCCTCGAAAACAGCGAGTGCGTTCGCCTTGGCTTCCCCGGCCAACAGCGCGTGAATGCGAACCCCGATCACAACCACGGAGTTCGCCCATGACGGCACACGCACCACCACCAACCACCTCGGTCGCCGCGCAGGTCGCGGCAATCCCCCATTTGTCGATGGGCGATCTCTGGGCACTGTGGGACGCGCATTTCGACGAACGCCCCGGCCACCACCATCGCGGCTGGCTGGAGAGCCGACTGGCCTACCGGATTCAGGAGCGCGCTTTCGGCGGCCTGAAACCCTCTCTGCGCAAGAAGCTCGAAGAGGTCGGCGAAACCGGCATCTTGCCGAAGCAGTTGCGCGGCGACAGCCAGCGTCTGCTGCCCGGCACCATCCTCACGCGCATCTACGACGACGTCGAGCACCGCGTGCTGGTGCGCGGCTCGAACGATTTCGAGTACCAGGGCCGACGCTTCAAAAGCCTGTCCGCGCTTGCAGGCCACATCACCGGCAGCCACTGGTCGGGCCCGGTGTTCTTCGGCCTGAAGACGCCCGTCACGAAGAAGGTGACGGCATGAGTTCGCTGCGCACCATCCCACCAGCAGCGGTCACACCGAAGAAGCGTTGCGCCGTCTACACCCGCAAGTCCACCGACGAAGGGCTGGATCAGGAATACAACAGTCTCGAAGCCCAGCGCGACGCAGGCCTGGCCTTCATCGCAAGTCAGCGGCACGAGGGCTGGATCGCCATCGGCGACGGCTACGACGATGGCGGCTACTCCGGCGGCAACATGGAACGCCCCGCACTGCGCCGCCTGATGGTGGACATCGAGGCCGGGAAGATCGACACCGTGGTGGTCTACAAGATCGACCGCCTCACGCGCAGCCTGCCGGATTTCGCCAAGCTGGTCGAGGTGTTCGACCGCAACGGCGTGTCCTTCGTCTCGGTCACGCAGCAGTTCAACACCACCACGTCGATGGGGCGGCTGACGCTCAACATCCTGCTGTCCTTTGCGCAGTTCGAGCGCGAGGTCACCGGCGAGCGCATCCGCGACAAGATCGCCGCCAGCAAGGCCAAGGGCATGTGGATGGGCGGCGTGCCACCCTTGGGCTATGACGTGGTCGAGCGCAAGCTCATCGTCAACGCGCACGAAGCGGCGCTGGTGCGTGACATCTTCCGCCGCTACGGCGAGCACGGCTCGGCGGCACGGTTGGTGCGGGAACTGGAGATCGAAGGCCATACCACCAAGGCGTGGTTGACGCAGGCCGGTCGGCAGCGCCCGGGTCGCACCATCGACCAGCAGTACCTCTTTTCGATGCTGCGCAACCGCATCTACCTCGGCGAAATTTCCAACAACGGCCAGTGGTACGACGGCAAGCACGAGGCCATCGTCACCCCGGCGCTTTGGGATGCTGTGCAGGCCTTCATCGAACGGCGCAAGCAAACGCCGCGTGAGCACGCCGCCAAGCATCCGGCGCTGCTGGCAGGCTTGCTGTTCGCGCCCGATGGCCAGCGCATGCTGCACTCCTCCGTCAAGAAGAAGAACGGCAAGCAGTACCGCTACTACGTTCCCTACCTGCACAAACGGCGCAACGCGGGTGCAAGCCTGTCCCCCGGCACGGAGGGTATCGGTCACCTACCCGCTGCCGAAATCGAAAACGCGGTGCTGGCGCAAATCCACGCCGCGCTGTCGGCTCCGCAGATGCTGATCGCGGTGTGGCGATCCTGTCTGCAGCATCCAGCCGGGGCCGCGCTCGACGAGGCGCAGGTGGTCGTCGCAATGCAACGTATCGGCGATGTGTGGGCGCAACTGTTCCCCGCCGAGCAACAACGCATCACGCGCCTGCTGATCGAACGGGTGCAACTGCACGGGCATGGGCTGGACATCGTCTGGCGCGAGGATGGCTGGATCGGCTTCGGTGCCGACATCGGTGCGCATCCGCTGGTCGAGGAAGCGCTGGCATGAGCACCAACGCCGACCTGCGCAAACGCGCCGTCCACATCGAGGTTGGAGCCGATACCCGCAGCTACGTCAGCGGTGGTCAGCGGGTCACGCTGGTGCCACTGATCATCAAGCGCCGCCAGAACCGCAAGCTGCTGATCCCGCCTGCCCCTGACGCCACCACTGCGGGCGGCTTTGACGTGCCGATGATCAAGACGCTCGGCAAGGCGTTCTACTGGAAGCGGCTGATCGACGAAGGCGTGTATGCAACGACCGCCGATCTGGCGCGCGCGCTGAAAGTGGAGTGCGGCTGGGCGGCCGAGGTTCTGCGCATGACCATGCTGGCACCGGACATCGTCGAAGCGATCTTCGAGGGTCGCCAACCCAGGCATCTGAACCTGCACACGCTGCGGGGCCGTCAAGACCTGCTGCCGCGCGATTGGAGTGAGCAGCGCCGGTTCTTGGGCTTCCCTGACACCTGACGTCCCACCCCCCGAATTTTCCAACGACGGCGAGCCCTGTGCTCGCCGTTTTCGTTGGCGCGTGCGGATTGGCGAACCCGAAGTTTTCGCAGGGTTCGCCATTGCGTCCCTTCAAGGTTCGCCATCCGAAGTTTGGAATGACACCTGTCCCGCAACAACCCAACAGGAGCATTCCATGCAGACAGCAACAAGCTCAATTCCCCGGTCGTCGCAGCAGGCGATCAACAGCCTCTCGCCCGGCGACCGCCGCGTGCTCAACGAGAACGAACTGGCCCAGCGCTGGGGCGTCAGCCCTAAGACCTTGCAACGCTGGCGCAGCGAAGGTCGCGGCCCACGCTACCTGAAGCTGTCCAAGCGCGTCGGCTATCCCGTGGACGCGGTCATCGAGTTCGAGCGCGGCGCGCTGCACGACTCGACATTCGAACGCGCAGCGGTTTGAGGAGCGATGCCATGAACGACATCACGCTCTTTCCCGCTGACATCGCTGCGATGTCCGTCAGCCAGTTGGCAGCGCTGCCCGCCGAGCAGAAGGCCGAGATCGACAAGAACCTCGACGAAGCCCTCAGCTGGCTGAAGAAGGCACGCACTAAGTTTGACGCTGCGCTGGATGTTGCCTACGGCGAGCAGGCCCGCGCCGCGCTGCGTGAATCCGGCCGCGATTTCGGCACCGCCCACATCAGCGATGGCCCGCTGCACCTGAAGTTCGAACTGCCCAAGAAGGTCAGCTGGAACCAGCAGCAGCTGACCGAAATCGCCGAACGCATCGTGGCTTCGGGCGAGAAGGTCGAGGGCTACCTCGACATCAAGTTGTCCGTCTCCGAGTCCCGCTACACGAACTGGCCTCCGGCGCTGCAACAGCAGTTCGCTGCCGCCCGTACCGTGGATTGCGGCAAGCCGTCTTTCACCCTTTCCCTTGATTCGGAGTAATGACCATGAGCGCAATCATTCCCTTCCAGTTCGAAGCGCACGCCGTGCGCATCCAGGTCGATGAAGCCGGTCAACCTTGGTTCAACGCCAATGACGTGTGCTCGGCGCTGGAATTCGCAAACCCGCACAAAGCCGTCGGTGACCACGTCGATACCGATGACCTAACGAAACGTGAGGTCATCGACAACCTCGGCCGCACGCAGCGCGCCAACCATGTCAACGAATCGGGCCTTTACGCCCTGATCCTCGGCAGCACGAAGGACGCAGCGAAACGCTTCAAGCGTTGGGTGACCGGCGAGGTACTGCCCGCGATCCGCAAGACCGGCATCTACGCCGTCCCCGGTGCGCTAGCGACTTTGCCTGCGCCAACCCACGACCGCGTGTCCGCAATCCTGCTGATTGGCGAGGCCATGGCCAAGGTGCCGGGTGTGAAGCCGGGCATCGCAGCAGCGGCGACCCTGACCTGCATTCAGGAGAACACCGGCATCACCACCGAGGTGCTGCGCCGCGCGCTGCCATCGGCCAATGAGCCGATCTGCGCGCTCAATGCCACCCAACTCGGAAAACTGCTGAACCGTTCGGCCAAGGCCACGAACCAGATGCTGGCGGCGGGCGGCTTCCAGTTCCGTAACGACCGCGACGAATGGGAACTGACCGAGGCTGGTGAAGCGTGGGCCGAGGCCATGCCGTACTCGCGCAACGGCCACAGCGGCTACCAGATTCTCTGGAACCCTGCCGTCGCCGAGCAGTTGAAGGAGGTGGCGTGATGTCCCTCCCCATCATCAGCGCGCAGCAGCGCATGGTCGAACGCAAGGGCGTCAAGCTCCTGATGCTCGGCAAATCCGGCATCGGCAAGACCACCCGGCTCAAGGATCTCGATCCGGCCACCACGCTGTTCATCGACATCGAGGCCGGTGACCTGGCCGTGGCCGACTGGCCAGGAGACACCATCCGCCCGGCATCGTGGCCTGAGAGCCGCGACTTCTTCGTGTTCCTCGCGGGCCCGGACAAGTCGCTACCGCCGGAATCGGCGTTCTCGCAGGCGCACTTTGATCACGTCGTCGAGAAGTTTGGCGAGCCGGCGCAGCTGGGCCGCTACCAGACCTTCTTCCTCGACTCGATCACGCAACTGTCGCGCCAGTGCTTTGCGTGGTGCAAGACGCAGCCGGGTGCCGTCAGCGACCGCTCGGGCAAGCCCGATCTGCGCGCGGCCTACGGCCTGCTTGGGCAGGAAATGATCGGCGCGCTGACCCACCTGCAGCATGCACGCGGCAAGAACGTGGTGTTCGTCGCCATCCTCGATGAGCGCCTCGATGACTACAACCGCAAGGTGTTCGTGCCGCAGATCGAAGGCAGCAAGACCAGCCTTGAACTGCCCGGCATCGTCGATGAAGTCGTCACGCTGGCCGAGATCAAGGCCCAAGACGCAGACGGTGGCGGCAGCACCTACCGCGCCTTCGTCACCCACACCGTCAATCCCTACGGCTTCCCAGCCAAAGACCGCAGCGGTCGGCTCGACCCGCTCGAACCCCCTGATCTCGGCGCGCTGATTGCCAAGTGCGCGAGCCTCTCCGCGCCATCCGGCATGCCCGCCAGCGTCGCCATCCCCGCATCCATCGAATCCAAGGAATAACCACCATGACCACGCAGAACAACTGGAACGACTTCAACGACGCCGAACAACAGCAGTCCGGCTTTGACCTGATCCCCAAGGGCGCAATCGTGCCGGTGCGCATG